AGCCTCTCTTAATGCTTTAAGTTCATTTCTCAGGCGTGTGTAGCCTGCGTAGTGCAGGGCCATCTCGTAAGAGCCATCCTGTGCGCTCTGCCAATGTGCCTGTGCCTCTTTAATCTTTTCCATTTCATCAATGATTTCTTGTTCAGTCATGCGTCTCTCCATTTCCATCCCAGCAGTTCTTCTGTGTTTTTGATCTGCTGTTCAGTCGGTTTATGGTGCATAGCAAACATCATTAACTGTGGTGCACCTTCATACAAAACCCAATATCCAACGGGTTTAGGCGGCTGGGTAAGTGTGTATTCTTTTGATGTGTAATTCATGCTTCACCTCTGGCTTTAAGTCCATCTGGATCGCTCTGTAGGCTGATGCTGTCGTGCATCTGGCGCAATAAGGCGCAGAAGTTTTCACGCTCATGTTGTGCTACCAGTTTGGCAAACTTTACGGGGTCTAATTCGCCAGCAACATAGTCACCATTGTTTTCAATAACCAAGGCTTGGTCATATAGTTTTGCAATTTGTTCGTCAGTCATACTAAAGCCACCGCCAAAAACCAAGCCAACAGACAAGCAATGACAACAGCCAATGCGTAATCCAAGAATGTTTCAAAATGGGAGTTCATTGCTGTTCCTTTCGTTGAACTGGGGTTGCGAGGAGCCATTTGTTACCAAGGTGTCGAACAGAAGCGACCCAAGACCGAATGTTGTGTCTGACAATATGACGTTCGATATACGGTCTATCAAAGTGTCCTCGAACCCTTTTGAGTAAAGAAATTGGCATAGTTGATCTAGCTCCATTTGCTGTGTTGAGTTGTCTTGCATGGTTGTTCCTTAAGACCCCGAACTGTTCAGGGCATGGGTGCATTGTAGTAGAGTTTGATAGACAAATGAACAAACTCAACAATTATTTTTTTAGGGACAAACCCTAACAAACCTTGTCTAGTTTGATGCTACACTCAAGGGATGACCAAAGAAGAAGCAATCAAATTAGCAGGTAGCCAAGCCAAGTTAGCCAAGCTCTTAGGCGTGACCAGAGGCGCTATCTACCATTGGAAGGCAATTCCTGCTTTACGAATTTATCAGCTTAAAGAGTTAAAACCTGATTGGTTTGGGTTATAGTAGTTTGAAACACGGCTAGATGGGGGGTAGCTACCCCATCGAAAAGAGTTACACCTTCTCCTGCCGCAGTTTCATTTCAAAGGTGCGGCAAAAAAGGTTTAGATGTTTTATTACCAGTTCAACATTGGTGACTATCAAAGTCACACGGCCCATCTTTCTGAAATGGAAGATTTGGCATATCGAAGGCTTCTTGATTGGTGCTACCTGCACGAAAAGCCATTACCCCACAACATTGATGAAGTCGCCAGATTGATTCGTATGCGAACGCATTGCGATTGCATAACAGTCGTATTGCGAGAGTTCTTTGATTTGGTTGATGATGGGTGGATTTCAACAAGAGTGCTTTCTGAAATTCTTAAAGTTGGCGAGAAATCTGAGAAAGCTAGTGCTAGTGCCAAGGTAAGGTGGTCAAAGTCAAAAGATGCGAACGCAATGCGATCGCATACCGAAGGCAATGCTACCCAAGACCCAATACCCAAGACACAAGACACATATATAGAACCTAAAGGTTCTATGTCCGAAGCAGGGCTTCCGACTTGCCCTCAACAAGATATTTTGATTCTTTGGAAGAAAAACTTACCGCATCTTACGCAGCCTAGAACTTGGGAAGGGTCACGCAAGACCAACCTACGTCAACGCTGGCTGCAAGCTGCAAAGTCCTCGGCTTATTCGCCAGAAGGTTACAAAACCCAAGAAGAAGGTCTAAAGTGGTGGGATGGGTTTTTTGCTTACATAGCCAAAGACACATCACTTGCTCGGGGTTTTGAGAGCAAAGGCCGAACTTGGTTGCCCGATCTTGAGTGGGTGGTAAACGCTACAAATTTTCAAAAAATCATTGATGGGAAGTACGACAAATGAGTTTCCAAAAAGCACAACAAGCGCCAGAAGTAGTCATCGACACTATGTGCCAAGCGCATGAATGTCCCAATCGTTGGACTGTTGACAATGGCAAACGCCTTTGTTCAGCACACGCATGGTCGCCATTTAGAGAATGGGAAAACATTACTAAACGTGAATGGGCAGCTTATCGCAGTCGTGGTGACCGAAACAATTACGAGGCTATGTCTGTCAACATCAAAGTGCCAACCCGTAAAGTTTCTGAATCTGAAAAACGTCAAATTATCAACAATTTGCGTAACCTGATGCGGGAGAAGCGCAATGCGTAACCACTACAACCATGAAGAACTTGAAGCGGCACGAATCCTTGACCTGGTACGCATGGGTGATGATTCTGTTCCTTGCTCGGTGATTACTTGGGCCTTATGGGTGCTTGGCGATGCAGTCGGCAATTGAAAACACCGTTTTGGAGTTCATGCGTGAGAGCGAAGCCCGTGAATGGGTGGAACGCTACCGCAAGAAAGCCAAAGAATTAGGCTATGGCGAAGCTAACGCTTGGTGGTCAGACACGATTGAAAAGATAGAAAAAAAGCGTGGCAAGAAAGAAGCTGAAAACTTACGCCAGCGCATGAACAGAATAAGGGGCAACAAATGACATTTATGGTTACATACCGAGTTGAAGGCCCGCCACAAGGCAAAGGCCGCCCTAGGTTTTCCAATCGTGGCGGCTTTGTCAAAACTTACACGCCAAAACAGACAGCCGACTACGAAACAATGATTAAAGCATCCGCGATGCTGGCAATGGGTGCTTCAGAGCCATTAGAAACGCCTGTAGCCGTGTTTTTGCACGTCACTAAGGCCATACCAGCGTCATACCCTAAAAAACGCATAGAAGCCTGTTTAAACGGTTCTGAACGTCCAACAAAGAAAGCAGATTTGGACAATATATTAAAATGCTTTTTAGATGCCATGAATGAAGTGGTCTACAAAGACGATAAACAAGTAGTCACTATTCATGCAACACAAGTTTATGGAACATTTCCTGTTGTAGAAGTTCTTGTTAAAGAAGAATTGCCATAAATAAAATATGCAATACAATGGCGAAACCCCACAGACCTGTCCGTCATGTGGGGTTTCTAATCAATTGACATAAGGGGTGTCGCATGACTGAATCTCAGTATATCGCAGAGTTGCATCGTAGGTTCATTGTTGATCTAGATGCTGGAACATTTACAAGACGAAAAAACACAAGTGGCGGCGGTAAAGCCGGAACACTTGCTGGCTCAAAAACTGTAACTGGTTATTTGTGTATTAACATTTTGGGAAAAGTTCAAAAATCACATAGATTATTGTGGTTAGTTGCACATGGAACTTGGCCTGATGGTGAACTTGACCATATCAATTTAAATAAAACAGACAACCGTTTGGTCAATCTGCGACTTGTTAATCACAAACAAAATTCAGAAAATCAACCTTTAAGAAAAAACAATACTTCTGGCTATCCAGGAGTTTCAAGGACAGGAAACAAATGGAGAGCAAGAATTCAACACTACGGCAAAGAAATACGTTTAGGCCATTTTGATTCGCTTGAACAAGCAATTCACGCAAGAAAAATTGGTGAAGCAAAAATTTTTAGTCATGGGTTAAAGGTTGCATCATGAGCGAAGCACCGCACCGAGCAGTCGAATTTATCCTTAAGACCGCCCCATTGTTTGCAAAGGCAAAGTCTGAAAGGGTGCATCTTGAAGAATTTAGAAAGAGCAAAAAAGCTATTTTGATGCAGCAAGCCAGCTTGAATGGGGTTCAAACTTTGGCGGCTCAAGAGCGTGACGCTTACTCAGACGAAGAATACCAAGCGCTACTCAAAGGCTTGGCTGCTGCTGTTGAGCAAGAAGAAACTCTCAAGTGGCAACTGACTGCTGCACAGCTAAAGATTGAAGTGTGGCGAAGTGAAAATGCCAACAATCGGTTTGTTGATAGGGTTAATACTTAGGAAATGTTGAGAAAACTAGCTTATAATAGCGCCATGCCCCGAATTTCTTGGGGTCTTTTTAGGAGCTAGTATGAGCATTACAGTAGAGCAGCACTCAACAGTCATCAAGGTTGACCAAGGTGGCAAGTTGATGATTGATAAGTTTGACGATGGGGCGCACCTATCTATCTTTTTCACAGGCGGCTATTCTTCAGTTGCATTGACCCGTGAAGAAACCGAGGCTTTGATTCAAGCCCTCCAGTTGGCATTGGAGGCAGCATGAAAAACATAGCTACAGCTTTGGTCAAAGCACAAAAAGCATTTGGCCCTGCCCTCAAAACATCCACTAACCCGCACTTCCGCAGCCGCTATGCTGATTTATCCGCTTGTGTTGAGGCAGTCATTGATTCACTCAATAACAACGGGATTGCCCTTATTCAGCGCAACTATGAGGACAACACAGGTGTTACTGTGGAAACCTTGTTTGTGCATGAATCCGGCGAAATCTTGGAGTGCGGCAAGCTCCACGTCCCTGCCAGCAAGCAAGACCCACAGGGTTATGGCTCGGCTCTGACCTATGCTCGGCGCTATTCTTTGATGGCAGCTTGTGGTATAGCCCCAGAGGATGATGACGGTAACGCTGCAAGTCGCAAAGCCCCTGCTTATGACGCTGGTCGCCTGGCTGATTGGTTGGCAGAGATTAGCCAAGCACCCAATGCTGACAGCCTCAAATCGGTTTACACCGAGGCATTTAAAGACACCCAATCAGACCCAGAAGCACAAAAGAAAATTATTGCAGCCAAAAACGCAAGAAAGGCGGCACTTTAAATGGAACAAGGCACAAATGAATGGAAAGAATGCAGAGTTGGCAAAGTCACAGCCAGCCGAGTTGCCGATGTGGTTGCAAAGACAAAATCGGGCTACTCAGCGAGTCGTGATAACTACATGGCGCAATTGGTCTGCGAACGGCTTACTGGCAAGCCAGCCGAGTCA